CCTGTTGGTTGAATACTATTTACTAACTTTCCTGAACGTATTAGGGGTGTGTCGTGACCTTTTCTTTTAACTGTAGCTGGAGCTAATGCAGGAGTAACTTTTCCTGCTTTGATAAATCTTCTTGAAGCAGAAGCTATTTTTTCGTTTACAGAGCTTAATATATTGTCTTTTGTGCCTTTGCTTTGAAGTTTTTTTATTAAACTTCTAAAATACACATATTTATTAAATTTGACTTCCATTTTCTGGTTCTTCTGCTTGTTCTGGTTGAATTATTGGATTAGGATTAATTTGTTCCTGATTCTGTTGTAATTTAGCATTTGCTTCTTCCAAAGTCAAGTCTTTATTGTATTCAACCATAAGTTCAGCCTTATTTATTAAACCTAAATTAAGCCTATGATTGTCAAGAGCTATTTGGTCTTGTACTGTCATTGGGTATTCAGGCTCATTAAAGTCTAATTTTAAGCCTTCAGGCATATTTATACCTAATGATTGTGCTATTTTACGCTCTATTTGGTACATTTCGTGCTCATATTGTGTCCAAAGAGCTAAATCGTCTTGATAATCCTCAAAACTCTCTAAATCTTTAATTTTTAAAGCAATTCCACTAGGTGTTTCGCCACCATCTTGTGAAAATTGAACAGATAAGTGGTTATTTTGTGCTACAAGCTCCATTTGGAACTTAACATTCTCAATAACCTTCATAATATCACCTGCTGGTGATTGTATACTATAATTTGCATCACTAGGAAGCTCCAAAATAACATCAGAGCCAAATCTTTGTCTATTTCCTAAATCAGCACCTGAAACTACAGGTTGACCAAACATTTGAAATCTTAAACCAAGCTGCATCTCTGTCATTGTAATATTTATATGCTCATTAGCACCAACTATATCATTTGCTCCTTCTACATAAAAAGAATCACATTGATGTTCTCTATGAGTAAATACAAAAGGTAAGCAATTATATCCGTGACTTCTTTGTTCTATAATACTACCACCTTCATCAAAAATAACATATTCTTTTTCATTCCAATGAATATATTGCAATTTATCTGTATTAGAAGTATCTGTTGTGTAGTTCATTAAAGGATAAGATATAGAAGTTGGTTTAAAGGGGTCATTTCCAAAAAAAGGATGAAAGTAATAAATAGGTTGATAATCAAAGTGAGGCATTTCATCATCTACATACATAATTCTACAAGCTATAGTTCCAATTAAACGAGTCATTCTTTCTATATGTTTCATTTTAGCGTCTTTAAAAACAGAAATATCATCATATTTTTTATTAACATTTCTATCAGCACCTATAGTGTAAACTCTTGACATTTTGTTTATAAACTTTTTAGTTATATTTGCTTCGTATGGAGGTACTTCTCTAAAAGCCTCCAAATCAAACCTACCTGATATATAATTCTCTGTATTATTTCCACTATAATAATCAAGTAATTTATCTACATATCTTTCTCTTTGGTTATGGTTATATATTTTAAGTTGTTTTAAACTTTCTTGTATTATGTCTGTTTGTTCATACATTATCGCTTCCTCACTTTAATCTCTCTATTTTTAATTGGAAAATGGTTAATAAAAAAATATCTTAATTGGTCACATCCGTGGTCGTGATACCCATCTTTTAATGGTTCTTGTTTTAATGGTTTGCTGTCTTGAGCCTCTGGATACCTATAACTTTCTAAATCTTCTGCCATACCTATACAATTATTGTTTAAATGAAGGTATCGTTCACTATTTGCGTTTTCTATAAAACTTCTAACGTGATTTACACCTGCTGTAATACTTCTTGATGGCTTGTCTGTTATTGTATTAACTATGATACCTCTGTTTTTAAAAATTTCTATATCTCCTACGCCTGATTGTCCTTGTGCTTGTAACCCTGCTGGGTCACCATAATATCTTGCAACTCTATAAGGTTTTGCTTTAATTCTTTCTGCTAATTCATCTGTTTTTATATTTGTTTCGTGTATTATTTCGTCAATCATATTTATATGCCACTCACCATTTACTCTGTACGTTTGATACCATCCCACAGAAGGCATCCTGTACCCAAAATCAATACTACAAAAAGTAGGAAGATGTGGGTTATAAGGATAATAACCGACATCAAGATTCCTATCAAAAGGATAAACCCTACCTTCAAACGATGTAAATTGAGCTCCATACTCTTGGTCAAAAAGCTCTTTAGCCATATTACGTTTTCTTTCAATAAGAAACCTATCGCCTTGACCTTCAGGAAAGGCAAAATCATTATCCCAAGATGGAGCTTGATGTGATTCCCAAAGCTCATCGCTTTTTCCAAGCAAGAATAAATCATATAACCAATTAAACCCTTCTGGTGTTGATATAAATACAGCTTTTCCTTTTCTATCAGATAGAGTGGGAGATAAATACATATCCCAAATTCTAGGTCTTACTTTAGCTGCTTCATCTATTATTAACAAGTCTAAACCCTCACCTACAAGTGAATCAGGGTTATCTGCCGATTTAGCTTCTACAGTAGTACCCCATTTGAATTTGATATATCTTTCTTTTTCAGAAGCCTTGATAATATCATTCTGATGTCCTTTTACCATCTTATCCCATACTTCTCTGAACATCAAATCGGCTTTATCATACGAAAGACCTACTAGCCATATACGTTGATTCGGCTGGGAGGCGTAGAATGTCGCTTCCATTGCCGATGCCGTAGTCTTCCCGAATCGCCTCCCACAAACCATAACAAAAAACCTTGCAGATTCTTTGGTAGGAAAATGCAGTTTACGCTGACCTTCGTGTGGCGTATACCCTAAAAAATCAAACCATTTTTGTTTATAATCACTTAAAACTTGCATTTTAATACCATTCTAATTTAACTTACGAAGTAAGACAAATGCAAGATATAGTATTTTGCGTTATCAATTACACAACATATAGGAGGGCAGTATGTCCGAAGAAAATAAAGTATCAAACGAAACAGTAGTGGAAAAGGGTACGGAGAATGTTACTCAAGAAGTGGCTCAAAATGAGTACATAGCAGAAAGCAAGAAGTATAGAAAAAGAGCTCAAGACGCTGAATCTAAGTTATCTGAACTAGAAAAGAGGTTAGAGAATCAAGAAACTCTTAAACTTAAAGAAAAAGAAGAGTTTAAAACTTTGTATGAAAAAGTTTCTTTAGAAAATGAAAATTTATCTAAACAAGCTACAAAATGGAAAACATACGAAGAAAATAGAAAAACTTCTTTATTAGAAAAGTTACCTGAAGATAAGCGTGAAACTTTTAAAAACAAAGACTTAGATACATTAGAGTTAGTAGTATCTACTATTACAAAACAATCTGCTCCCGAACCTAAAGTTAGAGGCACAGTCAAAAGTCCATCTAAGGATGTTTCTGGTTGGGAAAGTATGAGTAAAGCAGACAAAAAAAGTAATTGGACAGATATTTTAGCTCAATATACTAAAAAATAAAAATCCTACTTGAAGGTCGCATTAGACAGTTGATAGAGGGTTAGAATTGGAGAAAAAATGGCGACAAGTACAGGTTTAGCAAATCCTGCCGCATCTCAAGCATCAGATACTGAATTGGCAGTATTTATACCTGAGATATGGTCAGCAGCAGTTAGAGCATCATTTAAGAAAAACTTAGTGATGACAAATATAGGAACAGATTACAGTTCTTTAGTTTCAGCAGGTGGTGATACAGTTAATATACCATCAGTTGCAGATGTTGCAGACGCAGCTACTAAAGCACCTCACGTTCCTGTTAACTACACTAATGCAACAGAAGATAGTATTGCATTAGCATTAACTTCACACAAATATGCTTCAGCAATGGTTGAAGATATGGGTGTGGTTCAATCAAGTTCAGACTTACTTTCAATGTATGCAGATTCTATTGGCTATAAATTAGCTTTAGGATTTGAAACTGAAGTAGAGGCTGCTCTTGCATTAACAACAGAATGTATTAATATTGCAGGTAATACAACAGCAAAAACTATTGATGCTCACACATTAGCACATATGAGTATGGTTGCTTTAGAAAATAATGCACCTTTAAATGAGTGTACACTTATACTAAATCCAACTTTATATGCTTCATTATTTAGAATAGATGATTTCATTCACGTATCTAAAACAGGAGCAGTTGACGTTCCTAATGGAACTGTTGGTTCAGTTATGGGTATGAATGTAGTTCTTTCTAATCATATTACATCTACAAATCATAATGATGCTGTAGATTCTGATGATGGTGCATTAAATAATGCTAACGTATTAGGTGGATTTTTACTTCACAACTCTGCATTAGCATATGGTTTTAGTAAAGCTCCTTCAGTTAGTTCAGAATATGACATTGATTATATTGCACACAAATTAGTGGGCGATTACATCGGTGGTGCTAAATTAGTTCAAGATGCTTCTCAAACTAAATGTTGGGGAATCGTTGAAGAAGGAACAACTGCTTGGTAAGAAATTAGCTAAGTTAATAATATATGGGGAGGCTTTATGCCTCCCTATATTAAACAGGAGATTATATGAAAGATATTAAAGTTATATTTAGAGGTAATAAAGTTCCATCAGGAATGACATTAAACGTAGAGCAATATGTAGGTGCAAAAAAATTAGAAAATTTAGAAAAAGATGGTAGTTTTGAAATAGAAGTTATAGATAAACCTAAAGCTAAACCTAAAAAGAAAAAATCAACTAAAAAGGAGTCTGTAGATGAGTAAAATTGTTAGAAATGCAAAAAGAGTTGTAAAGATTCAACCTACTATGACAGCAGACGATAATGCCGATAATGATGTTGCTTTTGATTGGACAGCATTAACAGCAGGAACAGAAAATGGTTTAGCAACTACGTTACAAAGTGTTGCTATATTAGATGCAGATGATTCAGCAGCACCATTAGAGTTAGTTTTTTGTATAGGTTCTGATGAAGATGGAACTGCACCTACATCAGCACAAGGTTTGGTAGGTGGAGCAGGAGCAGGAAGTGCAGCCGTAGATATTACAGCAGCAGAAGCACAAGCTGTCCAAATATGTGGTAATGTTCAAATGACTTTATCAGAAGGTGATTTAATATTAGCTCAAGCTATAACTAAGTCTAATATAGGACTTGTTTTGCAACCTGCTTTAAATTCTAAAACAATATATGTTGGTGGAATATGGAGAGGTGACCCTGCTGCAACAGGTGCTACAGGTACAATGGATATATATTTTGGCTTTGAGGATTAATGTCTGAAGTAGAAAAAAAAATTGATAGAAATGGTAAAGGTAGTTTATACAGGATTCCTATCGGTGATTCAAAGTATAACGAAAACTATAATAAAATTTTTGGGAAAAAAAATGAACAAAGATTTAATAGAGAGTATTAAGCAACACGAAGGTTATGTAGGCGTAGTCTATAAAGATTCTTTAGGGATTGATACTATAGGCTACGGATTTGCAATAAAAGATTTAGAGTTAGATGAAGATATCTGTGAAATCATCCTTGAACGTAAACTTAAACAATTAGAGGATATGATTAATTTAAAGTTTAGTTGGTATAAGTATATGCCACAAGAAATTAAAGATGTTGTTATGGAAATGTGTTATCAATTAGGTGTTACTGGCGTTTCTAAATTTAAGAAAACAATAGCATACTTACAGAACAAACAATGGGAAAAAGCGTCTGTAGAAATGCTTGACAGCCTTTGGGCAAGACAAACACCTAATAGAGCAAAAGAATTAAGTAATAGGGTAAAAGAGGTGGATTGTGGACGTTGACAGTTTAAAAATTGGTACGCTTGGTTTAAGCGGATATTTTGTAAAGTGTATTGATTTATTTGGTCCAGTTATTGAATTGGGATATATGATAGTGCTTATTGCTTATTTTTTATATCGTATTAAACAAATAAAAAGTGAGATAAAATAGATGGATAAAGGCGTAGTTAAGAGAGTAATAGTAACGCCTGACAAACATTTTCCTCTGCACGACCAACCAGCCATTAACTGCCTAAAAAAAACTATAGAGATAGTTAAACCTGATGCGTATGTAGATTTAGGTGATGTCGGGGAATGGCACTCATTTAGTGCTTGGAGATTTAAAAGAAAGAAAGCTCCACCACTTGAATACCTTATAGAAGATTTTGAAAAAGACGTAAAAGATGTTAATGATGGTATGGACCAAGTTGATGAATCGCTTGATAAGGCGAATTGTCACGAAAGATACATTACAGAAGGTAACCACGATAATTGGTTAAACTTTGCTGTAGAAAAGTATCCTTATATACCACAGTATAAATTTGCTAATGCAGTTAATCTAAAGGATAGAGGATATAAATATATTCCCTTTGGAAAACACTTAAAATTAGGTAAATTATACCTATATCACGGACATTTATATGGGGGTCAATACCATACTTCCAACCATTTGCGTAAACTTGGTTGTAATATTATGTATGGACATTGGCACGACCTCCAACAGATGTCTGTTACCCATAAAGATGGTCCTAAGTCTGCTTGGAGTATCGGATGTCTGAAAGATATGAAAGAAGAAGCAAATTCTTGGCTTGGTGGAAGACCAATTAACTGGGCACACGGATTTGCAATAGTAGATTTTTTTAAAGGTGGACTTTTTACAGTTCACATTATACAGATAATAAACGGCAGAACTTCGTTATGGGGTGAGTTGATAGACGGAAATGGAAAATGTTGATACAGAAAATGATAATACAAGCTGTTGTTAAACTTGTAAGAAAACAATTTAAATTAGACAAAGTCCTAAAGTACGTAGAACAACCCAACGAATTAGACGAAGAAGTCAAACAACTTAAAAATAGAGTTGATATTTTAGAATTATTTTTAAAAAAGGAGAAATAATATGTTAGATTTTTTATCAAACAACGCAGGATTATTAGCAGGTGGAACAGGTGCAGGAATTGTCTTATGGGTACTTAAAAAAATACCAAACGAAGAAATTTGTGCTTGGGTAGAAGGAATAACATTTACAGCAGGTAAATGTATGACATTAGGATTGTCACAATGGAAGTTTACTAAAAACTTTTGGAACAAAACAGTAGAACCTTGGTTTATTGATTTATTTGATAATTTTATAGGTGGAGCAGTAAGAGGCTTTATAAGAGGTTTAAGGTCTGATAAATAATGCCATACGCAAAAACAAAAGATAATCGTTTAGTTAATGAAGTCACTTTAGGTGATGGTTATCCTTTGTCTAATGATTTACAACCTTTAAAAGTTGGTGGTGAGGCATCTCCAATAGAGATGTCCACCTCCTTACCTGACGATAGTGATAATGCTAAAGTTAAGGTTAGAGGTGACTTAGAAGTTACAGGTGGACTTAATTTTAAAAATGATGTAGAAGTAGACTTGTCATTTGATGATTTATCTTTGTCAGGAAATTTAACTATTAGTGGAACTGTTGATGGTAGAGATGTAGCGACAGATGGAACAAAATTAGATGGTATAGAAGCAAGTGCTACTGCTGACCAAACTCAAGCAGACATAAATGGTTTAGCTATAACTACAACAGGTGCATTAGATAGTGGTAGTATAACAAGTGGATTTGGTAATATAGATACAGGAAGTAGTACAATAACTACAACAGGTGCAATAACAGGTGGTAGTTTTGTTGGTCAGTCTGTATGGGTAGAATATCCTTTTATAGTAACAAATGGAGTAGCAGGTAGACCATATTATAGAGATGTAGATGATTTATATGGAGATTTTAGAAAGTGGGATGATTATGATACAAGTCCTACAACTATTAGTAGAGGAGATGTTGCAGGTCATTATGTAGTGCCTGAAAATTGCACATTAAAACATATGAGAGCAGTAGTATCAAATGCTTCATCAGGTGGAGATATTATTATAGCAATATATCACGGAACACCTACTTTAAATAGCTCGGCAGGAACATCTTTAGCATTAGCAGGTAGCGAAAATACAGTATCAGTAAGTACTGTAACTTATAACTATGCTGCAAATGTAGATTTTGACGTGAATTTAGATGCAGGTGATATAATTGTGCCAATGGTAGAACATAATGAAGGTTCAAATCAAACATTTAGAGGAAATTTAACATTAAAATTAGTAACAAGATAGGAATATTATGGGAAGTTTAGCAGGTAAAAGTCCAGCAAATACATATAAAAGTTTATTAAAAGTAGCAGATGAAACAAATGGTGTTTCAAGTACAGCCTCCCAAATAGAAGATGGAGAAGGTACATCTACTTGTATATCTGTTGGCGATGATAATTTTAAAGTAAAACCACAAAGCGATAATACAACTACTACATTTGAAGTAGAAAATGCAAGTGGTAGCAACCTATTAACAGTAGATTCATCTAATAGTGTAGTTAAAGTAGGAACATCACAAGTAAGTGCTACTACACAGCTATCC